GAGAGTGGAAAGCAACTCCACGTATCTCTAGTATAGTTTCTTTTGTAGTAGCCTCTACGACCGCAACAACTTCTGAAACATCTAAATCAATAGTAACTGAAATTTCTTCTGCATAACCATATTTATCTTCCTTATGGTCTTTCTTGTGTTTTGCTTCGTGGTCAGATTTATCATGCGATTCATCTTGGTCTTTAAACTTGTGACCTTCATGTGCTATCATACAAGCACCCTCGCTATAACCCATGTCCATACATCTAGTCATGTATTCGTCATGTGTTTCATCTGCTCTAGGAGTTGGTTCTGCTGCTTCTGCATTGTTTAACATTTCTTCCATAATTTCGTCATCGGTCATTTCTAACTCTTCATCAGAAGCCATGTAGTCATCATCGTTACAATCACAACCGCCCATAGCCACCAAATCTTCGGAGTGATTATTCAACTCTTCTGATGCTCTTGAATGATTAGAAGGTAAAAGGTCGTTATCTTGTACATACTTAGGATTAGATGGTTTGCCACTTCTAACTAATTTTAGGAAAGCATTAACTCTTGCCATAGACCAAGCAGCCCTTGATACGCCCGGTCTGTGAGAAGTAGAGTAAGCACCAGCACCTCTACGATATACAGCCTTTAACTTACCAAGAGTAACTTTCTTATCTGATTTTTCGTTGTGTTCTTTGACTTTCTTTTGTAGTGACTTAGTAACACTTTCTGAAAAAGTAATTTTACCGCCCGGCCTAGCAGAACCCGGCTTGTTTTTCTTAGAGCCTTTCTTTCTATCCTTTGGTGGGGCTGGTGTAGAACGTGGGTCTTTTTGTGCCTCTGCATTACCCATACAACTTTCTGCTTCGGCACAAGCAGTTTGTGTTTCACAACTAGAACAAACTGAAAACTTTGCCTCTACCTTTGAACCACCACGCCATTGACGACATGACCAATATCTAGGAGTAGTCTTATCTGTTGCAGTATCGCAGTTATGTCGGTCACGAAATGCCTTACGTCGTTTTGGGTCGTCGCGTTTTATTTCCATGTTAGGGTCGCCAAATCTTACAATGATTACGCGACCACTAGGATTTTTAACATACACACCAAACTTTTTACTTTCGTTAGGTGTTCTAAAAGGCTTGTTAAGTGTTACACTACGACCTTTGTATTCTGCCGCCGTAGCATTTTCTCCCCAATCTTCGTATTCTTCTGCTGCCTCGCCCCTTTCAAAGTAAGAGTTGCATACAGCCGCTCTTTGACTTGGATTACCAAACTCGTCTACCATTTTATCGTCACCCATACACCTATCCATATAGTCATCCCGACTCTCGTTTGGCTTCGGGTCCGGCATGGTATCACCTGTATATGTAGACTGGCAAACAACATAGTGTTTTGTAAAGGTCTTTGCTCATTATATCTGCTACTTCTTCATAACAAGTAACTTCTACACCCCCTTGTTTAGCAACTTGATTTTTTAGTATTTGTATATCTGTACCCTCAATAGGATTTACAAGAGTAACTTTTGGTTTGTCAGACAAATGTTTGTTTCTGCTAGTTAGTAATCTACCGTATATACCTTGTCCTCTACTGTGTGGCATAACATAAGTATTGCCTACAAAATAAAAACTACCCATATCAGAAAAAGAAGAGTAGGCTAAAATCTCATTATTTTCTTTTTTAGTATAGTATGTAAGGGGCGTTACAGATTCAGGATAGCCTTTATCAGTAGAACTTTGAAAGTCCTTTAGCCTTTCTTTTAGTTCGACTTCTTGTAAGATGTCGAACATTTGCCACCTCAAGGATTTAACTCTCTATCTAACCAAGTACGCTCAATAAATTGCTGCTCTCCATCTGCATCTTCCCATATAGCATACCAATAAAAATCATAGTGTGTAGAATTACCATCAGTAAAGTTACTTAGACGAAGCATATGCGTATCATCTTCATAACCTTGAACATAATGTAAAGAAGTGTTATATTCAATAGGGGGGTTAGTTCCGTTACTTGAGTTGACAGCATATACAAGGAACTGTACAGATACATTGTAACCGTCAAGGTTGTTCTGCTCTGTTCCGCAATCGAGGTCATAAAATACAACCGCAGAGGTATTGTTAGTTCCTATGTTAATACCGTATAGATTAATCTCACAAGTTTGTTCTTCTACATCAATACCCCAAAACCAAACCCTTTCTTGTATTTCATCATCAATAGATGCGGTTATTCTAGGAATCCAAGCACCTACGTCTACATCATCAAATGTATGGGATATATCGTGTACTTCATCACCAGTTACAGTAACAAAGTAAGTATAGTCGGGGTCATCGTCATTTCCTTGGGAATACAAATCAATATCTATTTCTAAGATTTCGTCATCGCAATCATTAGGAACTATTCTAAATGCTAGTAAGATAGCATCTTGTTCTTCATCATCTTGTACATGACCCCTATAATGATTAGTTATGGCTACTGTGCAATTGTTTTCTGGTTCCGGCTCAGGCTCCGGTTCTGGTTCTGGTTCTGGTTCCGGCTCATCATATTCACAGGAGCCGTCATCTTCTTCTGCTTCGCTTTGATAGTTGTTTGCTTCGGAGTCAGTGCATCCGTAGATAGGCTCTGGTTCTTCGTAGGTACAAGAGCCATCGTCCTCCTGTGCATCATCATCGTAGTTTTCGGCTTCGGGGTCCGTACAGCCCGGTCTTGGTGGGGGTGGATTTGGCTCACATGAACCATCATCTTCGGTAGCGTCAGGATTGTAGTTAGGAGCAGCATCATTTGTACAGCCATATGTAGGATAGTAACAAGTGCCATCATCCATGTTTGCATACTCGTCATAATTATCTGCATCCCAATCAGTGCATCCCCAAACCTCATAATACGTATCATCGTAATCATCAGGCTCATCGTCACCAACCATGTTTGTAATACCAAACATTTCTAGGCTACCACCACCTAGTATTAGGAAAAGCGGGGAAATTAGTATTAGTATTTTTTTGATGTTTTCAGCCTTGCGCTGAACAGATTCGATGGCCCGGTCTACTATGTCTCCTTCTAACGTAGTGTCGATTTCTACGTTAGTTGAGTTACCGTTGCCGTTTAGCACCTTATTATCAGATACTTCTTTGTTGATTGCCTGTACGGTATTGATAAGTTCGGCTGCTTCTTTTAGTTCAGATACAAGGTCACGTTTTTCTTTGTTAGACTCATTAAGCACACCGTCATCCATAAGGTCAGCGAGAACATCTTCTTCGGAACGACCTGTGGCTTCTGCAAGGGTTTTTGCCTTGCGTACAAGCATATCAAAGTCATCAGGACTTTTTGCCACTGGTTACACCTGCCTCATGTTTCTCTACAACCATTGTATGTTGATGTTGGTCAACTTCTCTTTCTCTTTCATGCACAAAGTCTGCTGGTATTTCAGCCACTTCTGCTGCCTGTTCTGATTCCCACATACGCATAAGAGTGTTAAAGGCTGGAGCAGCAACACCGCCGATAATAGCAATCAGCGCGATAAAACCATCAAGATTAGTTAAAACTACGTCTGGTGCATAGATGCCCATAGCGACAACTGCGCCAGCAGATGCCATCCATAAGTAAATGACTGGTAGGACAGTACGTGCTATCATCTTGTCGTTAAACGACCTACCATTTTTTTTACTCATCTTTCATCAAATCCGACGCGCCCGGTTGAGAATCCTCTCTAGGCAAGTCACCTATGTCACGACTGTTGTTTGAAGATTTCTTTCTTTCGCGACCTTCTCTATCAGCCAACGGCAAATTAATCATGTCTAAGGCTTGGTTTAGAGTAATGATGCCAGCGTTGTAGCCAAGTACCGCCCTTTGCATCATAGCAAGAGGTGACTCTTCATTCATAGCCTCAAATCTAATTGGTGGTATATCAGCCATGCTATGACTAATTCCTAGTAACTCAAGGTGCATTGAAAATAATTTATGAACTGCTTCGCCAAGAATCTTTTGAAGACGGCTAATTGCTTGCACAGCCCAAAGATTTGCATTGTATGTTGCAGCAAAGGTTGAGCCACGCTCTTGACCAGAGGCTACACGCGGTACTTGTAAAACTGCTGCGATGTCTGCGTTAATAGTATCTAGGAAATCTGCCGAAGACGGTATAGTGTTTTGTAAATCTACATGATGTAATTGTACATAGTGCGGAAGCACTGGTATTTGGTCGCCTCTCAGTCCATCGAAAAGTTTGATAACTTCATCAATAATAAAAGTCAGTCTTTCTTTTTGTTCAAGTGGGTCTTGTATATGCTCAATAGCAGATTTGTCAATTGTAATAAATTGTTTTGTCATCGCATCTTCTAGTGAAACGCGATTGTTAATAGTGTTATACTTTGCACGAATTGGTTGTTTTAGGGAAGTAAATCTGGATGCTCCCCATACACCGTAAGTACGTCGTCCTTTGTTATCTGT